AATTCATCGAGGAGACAAACATGGCAGGTCAAGTATCACCTGGAATTGTTCTAAGAGAAACTGATTTAACAGCACAAACTATTGTTACTTCCTTAGCAAACACCGCAGCATTTGTTGGCAGCTTTGCAAAAGGTCCTGTGGGTGTTGTTACCAACATTGCTACCGAAAGAGAACTCTTAGAAGTATTCGGTGCCCCTAACGCAAATAATTACGAAGACTGGTTTACCGCTGCTACATTTCTTTCATATGGCGGTCAACTACAAGTTGTAAGAATTGAAGACACTTCACTCAAAAATGCTAGTGATCAAACAGGATCAACAGCAGTTTTAATTAACGATAAAGCAGATTTTGAAGCAAATTTCTCAAGTTATGATTGGGCATTTGCTGCTAGAACTGCAGGAACTTGGGCAAATGGTCTAAAGGTTGCTGTAGTAGATGGTAGTGTAACAAGTTACGCTACTGAAACTATCTACGGATCAGTTCTTTGGAGCACCATTGCAAATGATCCAGGTGGTGCTGATGATATTCATATTGCTGTATTAGATTCAAACAATAATATTTTAGAAACATTCCTATATCTTTCTCGCGTTTCAACCGCAAAAGATTCTCAGGGTGCTTCCAAGTTCTACAAAGATGTAATCAACAATCGTTCACAATACATCTACGCGGGACCAGAAAATGCGGCTCAAACAACAGATGTAGTTCTTGCTGGTGGTGTTGATTCTTACACAACCACAGTTGCCGACATTACGGCTGCATATGATCTTTTTGCGGATACCGAAGAGATCGAATTTGATTTCGTTCTTTGTGGTGGTAGTCTTGCTGTTGAGGCAGATCAAGTAACTAAGGCACAAAAAGTAATTACTCTTGCTTCGACAAGAAAAGATTGCGTTGCTTTTGTTTCTCCACACAACGGTTTCCTTGCATTAGCATCTTCATCTGCTAAGAGAGATGATATCATTACTTTCTTTGATACTGTAGGAAGCAGCACTTCTTTTGCAGTATTTGATAGCGGATACAAGTATATTTACGACAAGTATAACGATACATATCGTTATATTCCTTGCAACGGAGATGTTGCTGGGTTATGTGTTCAAACTTCAGCAGTTGCAGAAGATTGGATTTCACCAGCTGGTCCTTCTAGAGGAAACATCAAGAACGTTGTTAAGTTGGCATATACTCCATCTAAGACAGATAGAGACAAGCTCTACTTGAAGAGAATTAATCCTATTGCTTCTTTCCCTGGTCAAGGCGTTTTACTCTTTGGTGATAAGACAGCTCTTTCAACCCCAAGTGCTTTCGATCGTATCAATGTTCGTCGTCTCTTCCTATCGATTGAAAAGAGAATCAATCAACTTGCGAAGACAGTATTGTTTGAATTAAATGATACCACTACTCGTTCTTCTTTTGCTAATGCTGCTGGTTCTTTCCTTGCAGAAGTTCAGGCAAAGAGAGGGGTTACTGATTATCTAGTTGTTTGTGACGAAACAAATAATACCGCCGATGTTATTGATCGCAATGAGTTTGTTGCTGAAATTTATGTTAAGCCAACACGCTCGATCAACTACATCACGATCACATTTGTTGCTACAAGATCTGGTGTGAGCTTCTCTGAAGTAGCTTAATTTCTAAAAATATCACGAACGAGGTAAAGATCAATGGCAATTACAAGTAGTGTAAGTCAATTTTTAGGAAAGATTAATCAGGGTGTTCGCCCCAATCTATTCCTAGCAACAATCAACTTCCCTAACTCAGCTGGATCAGTTGGTCTTCCAACTGGAACAGATCAAAAAGAGTTGACAAATATCCTTTGTAAATCAGCAGCTCTTCCTGCTTCAAACCTTGGAGTTATTGAAGTTCCTTTCCGTGGAAGAACAGTTAAGATCGCAGGTGATAGAACCTTCGACACTTGGACTGCAACTTTCATTAACGACAGAAACTTCGTAGTTCGCAACGCCATGGAGCGTTGGATGAGAACTATTAATGCTCACGAAGCAAACACAGCTGAACTAGTTGTTCCTAATCCAAATGCTGGTTACACTGCCAACATTTTTATTCAGCAACTAGAAAGAGATGCTTCTGCTGGTGGTTCAGTTCTAAGAAGTTACAATCTTGTAGGTTGTTTCCCAACTAACGTTTCTCAAATTGATCTTGCTTATGACAGCAACGATCAGATTGAAGATTTCACAGTTGAGTTCCAACTTCAGTATTGGACTGCTGGAACTAACGGCACTGACTACAACAACAGCATCGCGTAGTTTATAAATACTGCAGGGTCAGTATTTTAATTAATTATGAGTCAACTATTTGGATTTTCAATCAAAAGCAAAGCGGAG